CAAAGAATTTTCAGATAATCCTAAAGAATTAATCCCACCAACAAAACCAAGCAAATATGAGGATTCTCTTACCCCACATCTTGCAAGGCTTGCGTGTCAGGCTCTAAAGAAAAATCTGGATAATTATTCATAGCACATTCACTGCAAGGAGATTCTTCTTCAGAAAATTCCCCTTGTTCTAAATTCTCATCTTGATTTTCCATGATATCTCCTAATTATTGTAGTAAGGCAGCAAGAGCTGCGGTTTCTGATCTTTCAGTTTTTACTAAGTGTACACAACCATATAATCTATTTCCAAAAAGACGAGAACTTAATCTTTCTAATCCTGAATTCTTTTCAAAAACTACTTTATCAGTTTGGTTAGTATCTCCCAAAAACATAATAATAGAATTTTTACCTACGCGGGATACTAAAAGTGTAACATGCTCAGAGGTTAAATTTTCTGATTCATCAACTATGATAATACTATTATCAAAACTTCTACCTCTAGCAAAACCTAAGTGCAAAAGTTCTATTTTCCCATCATCCAACAACCTCATCAATTCAATAGAACTACCTAATAAGTCAGCAGCTGGCATTGCATAAGGAAGCAATTTTTCATTTACTCCTTGAGGCAAAGCGCCTAAAGGCACAGAATCCTTTACTTCCACATTATTTCTTACCATGACAATTTTACGATAAGAAGATTTTCCCTTTTCACCTCTGTCAATAGCATCTAACGCATATGTAAAAGCACAGTAGTTCTTCCCTGCTCCCATAATGCCTGTAATTTGCTTTACGGTTATCGTCTCGTCTTGTAAAAGATCAAACAACGCAAATTGTTCATCATTAATTGGTTTTACTTTACCAAACCTATAGTTATCTATTGGTTTAAATTTAAGTGGAGCAAGATTTTGTCCATCCCATTTTCTTTTTTCTATGATTTCTCCCATATTATTTTTAATAAATAGATATTGATTTATTTCCATATCTATATTATATCGACCTTCATAAAATGCAGCAATCTGTTCATCTTCCAATGTAATAATTTTAATTCCGTTATACAGAATGCACCTCCAAAAATAGGGATGTATAAAACAAAAGCCTTCCTAAATCAATAGAAGGGCTTTGAGTGAATTACGAATTAATCATAATACTATCAAATTCTTCTTTGGTAATCATATTAAGTTTTGCTTTAATACCATAAATTTCTATTGCGAATTCATTATATGCTATAGCGGCTTCTAATTCTGTTTTAAAACAACCTATATTAAATCTTTTTTTATCAAAATTTATATATGAATGCCAAAAATTTCTTCTTTTATCAAAACTAACGCCCTTATATTTACTATGTCCTTTATCTTTTCTACTAATTGGCATTTTGGAATTTTTTACAAAATCCATATCAAAATTTAATATTGACTTATCTCCCCAAAATTCTAATGCTTTTTTATCATATGCCAAGGCTGCATCTTCTTCTTTGTCAAAAGTACCCAAATGAATTTTTTTATTATCTTTTTGAATTACAGAATACCAAAAATCCCCTCTCTTACCAACACCTTTAAAAATACTTACAAATTTCTTCCAATCTGTAAATTTTACAGTGTATAAGTATCCTTTAGGGAAGTTAGTTACCGCGCTTTCTCCAAAAAATTCAATTGCCATTAAATCATATGCCTCAGCGGCTTCATTTTCTGTTTCAAAAGTTCCGATATAATCATTTGTTCCATCATGTTTTATAGATGCTTGCCAACGATTTTTTCTCTTTACATATGAAACTCCAACAAAATCACTAGAATGTGCCCTATTTAAAATCTTTTTACCTATGCGTTGCTTTCTAATATTTTCGATATGTTCTTTTTTAAAATGTTTACCTTTCCAAATTCCTGGCCTTCCTTTATTTGCTTCAGACATTTTTCTTCTAGCTTCTTCACTATGCTTACAACCCAAATGAGAAGAATTTCCCAAAGAGTTTATTTTATTTTTTTCAGAAATACTTAATCTTGATTCTTCTGTCATACCAGTACAACCATCCCCGCCATCTGTAAGATTGTACCCATTTGGGGTTTTGGTGTTTAAAGATAATACATATTCAGATTCTTTTATTCTTAATAATTCTTTATCACACTCTTCAATGATATAAAATTTAAAATTTTCTTCACCATATTTATTCCATGCATTTTGTAAATAATTATTACCGTGTTTATTATTTCTTAGATGACCTTTATGATTACTCCATCTGTTTTTTATATTTTGAGAATATCCTATATATTTCTTGCTATTTACAATGTTTTCAATACAATAAATTCCACAAAATTTCTCTTCCATCTTATTCTCCAACTCCAAAATTCGAGGCGAGAAGTGGGAGTTTCACTTTTCAGATGGCTCATGACTTCCATCCTATCTCGCCCCTTATTTCTATTATGTATTTTTTGTCATACTCTTTCTTTTTTCTTTAGAAAGATATTGTTCTTGTGTTCTTCCAGTAGCATGACAATTGTTGCATCTAAACGATCTGTAAAGCCCCGAAGGAGTTTGATATAAATTATTAATATATGTAATATTTTCACTTCCACAAAATCCACACATTGGTTCTTTAGAATCGTGCCATAAGCCAATATTTGGGTGACTTCGTATCCACGGTCTTACTACTAAATATTGTTCTTGTAATGCTACAACATCGCCACGATTATAATCTTGCATATCAGCCAAAGCATTAGGGTCGCCAGCGACGGCCTTGATCCAAAGTTCCATCCCTTCCGTCTCTTTTTTTCTTTCTAATTCTAAGCTATAATTAACATAATCCATAGATTTAGAAGTAAAAGAAAAGTTTCTAGCAATTGTTTGAAATACATCAATGCTTTTGTAAGAAGATGGTGGCTGTATCCCATTGATTATCGCCCTAGTATTAAACCTAGGGATGTCAAAAGAATTCCCGTTATAGGTAATTACAATATCGGCAGAATCTAAAAGATCATACAATTCTTGAACGATTCTTTTATCATCACGCTTCAACGCTTCTTTGGGAGTTAGAACTGAACCAAAAACTTCTTCATCATAAAGCCATTTTGCTGCATAAGAAAGCATAAACCAATCATGCAATATTTGTTTTTTATTTATATATTGCTTATTGATGCCCCATGACGCAATCTGCAAAAAGCTTGTTTCGATGTCAAAAACCAATATTTTTGGTGATTTTTTTGTTTCACTCGTCAACCCAGAAACCATCTCGTTCTTGCTTGGGATGTGTCTTCGTTTACGTTCATTTTTGAAATCGCACCTCAATGATTCACGATCTGGGTAACCCCAAAATACTCTCAATGTTTCTAATGTTTCCCCATTTGTATAATCACAAAGGTAATGCGGATAAACGTCATTAAAAACTTCTTCTCTCAATGTTATCTCCTCTAAACTATTGTCTGGTATAAACCAGATAAAATCTGAATTTTATTTTAATAAATTATATCAATATTTACATTACATCCAGTAGTATTTTGCAAATACATATTTGAAATCATAACATCGCCAGCGCCCAAACTTAAATTGAACATAGACCCAGATGCTAATAAATCAGACCAATAACCTTCATTATTAAATTTTATTTTATTTGCTGAACTAGCTGAGATTGTCATTTTTTTAATAACTAAATGACTTACGCCAATTTTTGTCTCAATGGCCGCAACCAAATCAACATCAGAACCAGAACTGTAAAGTGATGATGCGCTGTAATGACTTCCTTGTATCCAATTCATAAAATAATCCTCCTTTTATTCCTCCTCATCAGGAGGGCTAGTTTTATCAATTTTCCCATATCTTGCAATTCTCCGCAAAGTAGTAGATGGGGATATTACTAAGCGGTATGTAGTATCTGTTTGTTTGTGTGTTCTACTATCTATATCATATGCGAGGTGTGGAGCGATTTCAGTTGCACTAATTTTGAACAATCCTCCAACTAAGAGCGTGTCATGCTCTTCTACAATTTCCTCAACTAATTTTTCAAATTCTTCCCACAAAATTTTTACATCACCAAGCGTAAAAGAGGCACGAACTGCCAATTCACGCAATAAAAATTCTTTTGTATATTTTTCTGACATTTTAATCCTTTTTTATGTGTTATATTCCATATATATATAAATCAATTTTTCTGATTACATATCTTTATTTCTATGAGTTTTTACATTATTTTTTATATCTTCTCTTCTTTTTTCTTTGTAGCATTCATCACAGAAATTTTTCTTTTCAGATTTTTTATTTATTTTTTTGCCACAATTATCACAAACCAATGGGAAAAAATCAATAAGATTATCCATGTCATCTATAACAATTTCAACTGGAGATTCTTCATTGACATATAATAATTTATATGCACCAGAAAATGTTGGGTCTATAAACCCGTCCTTATTCAATTCAAAAAATAAATTTATTCTACTAGATTTGTTCATATTAACTTTTGCCATTTTTAATACATACGTATTTTTATCATTTACATAAAAATTGTCCCCATATTTTTCATACAAACTTTTATCAAATCTTGTATTATTATATTTGGAATATTTAGAAAATGCAAGCATAACAAATAATATTTTTTGTTTATTATGACCATCTGCTTTCATTATTGATTCTATTTCACTCCTAGTTATGCTAATTAAGATAGGGAGCTTTAATCCATATTTTTGTGCATTATTGATTGCATATTCTATATTTACTCTATATAAAATTTCATTAAATTCTGGATTATATTTTGTACAAAAATCAATTAAACTTTTTCTTATTTGCGTTTTATTTTTGCCTATATATTTGAAATATCTTGCCAATGTACACAAATCTTTATAAGACATAAAAGATGAGAATCCATTGGATAATAATTTTTCAGCTTCTTTTTTCTCATCATATATCAATCATCACCTCTTACGGATTAAATATCATAGAATTTTTTATACCAACCTTGTTTCACTTTTAAAACAACATGAGTGCATACCCCAATTTCTTTGGCAATATTTCGTATATACATTCCTTCATCTAATAATTTTTTTACCAATATAACAGTTTCTTTGTCCATTACTCCTGCTATAGACATTTTTCTTTTAGTTTCTTCAGACGCTATATGTCCACGGTTAGCGTTTCCTATGGCATCTTTTTGTTCTTGAGGCATTGGTTTACCAAAATTTGGATGATTTTCTCCCTTTATTGAATCAGAAATTTTCTTTTTGACTTCATCAGATTCTTTTTTACCAAAATTTGGATGTCCTTCTCCAGTTAAAGCTTTTGATATTTTCTCACATGCTTCTTTAGATAATTTTACACCCTGCATAGATGTCACACATGTCTTTTTTATATTATATTCTGGATTATATAAATCTACAATTTTTTGTTCATAATATGTTAATTGGTCTGGTTCACAATATACTATAATTTTAAATTCAAAATTTTCCCCACCATATTTATTGTAAGAATTCTGCAAATATATATTATCATGAACTCCATTTTGTAACTCTCTAAAATGATCTCTCTTTCTTCTATCTATATGAATAGTTTGACCAATGTAACAATGCCCATTAATCAAATTTTCAATCTTATAAATTCCACAATTTAATTTTTTATCTTTCATAAATAGTCATATTCCTCCTCTAAATTAATTTCTTGTAAAGAATATTTTTTGCCCATATAATCTATCTCACCATTATTATCTTCAAACGGGAACATAATTTTTTCTTGTTGGTTATATTTTATATTTTCTAAAATACCCTCTGAGAAAATGTCCCAACAAAAAGATTTGTTATCAGATTTATATTGTTCGTAACATAATGTAACTGCCAAAGATGCCAATTCACATATATCATCGCTGATTTTAAAAGATTCCTGTCTAATATATTTAAACCAAGATTCTAATGTTTGATATTTTTCATCGCCATTCTCATTTTTTATATTGGAGAAATTCCGCTTACCACCTTTATATTGTATATATATTTCATATAGTTTTTTATATTTGTCTTCATCTATGTCTAAATATTTACCTTTCAAAATTCTGATATTGTTATCATTAGATTCTTTTTTGTTTGTATTTTTTATTTCTTTCATTCTAGACTGCATGTAATGGCAAATATTATTTGTTATACAATTAGTATCTAATAGAGGATTATATTTGTAAAATTTTTCAATAAATTCTTTTTGCTCAGGAGTATATAAAAAACTATCTGTATTTAATAATTCCTTTAAACCAATTCCAAAAGAAGTTTCACAATATAGGTTGTAATTATAAAAATATTTAGAATATTCTCTTTTATAATCCGCATAAAGTTCAGACATAAAAAATGGACGTTTTGAAATTAATATGGAATTGTTAAAATTTGCTAGTTCTAACTCTTCTTTTACCATATCCTCAGAAATTCTGCTCCAATTTGTCCATGTTGGTGGAATGGGTTTAACTATAAGCCCCTTGGTGCCATCAATTATAGTTCCTTGTAATTTTCTGCATTGTTTAAGTCTTTTTATGATTTCCTTATGTTCTTTTGAACCTTCTTCAAATTTTGGAAGCATAGCATCCATTGTTGTACTAAGATTAGTTAAAAATCCCACCTTCGTATTAAAGCCTTTCAAATCCGCCAAGTATAATTCTGATTCTATAATTTTACATTTAGGGGCTTTCTTTGTTTCGTACATAATTGGCAAGCCACCATAAGCGCTATCAATTATTTCTTTTTGATTAGTCAAACACACCAAATCCCCGTCCATGTCCGCTCCGCCAAGAACGGCCATATCCATTCCATGTACGCTTGTGATGATTCCATTATTTAAATATTTATACCATCTACTTGTACTTTCATTTCCTACTAAATTCATAACATCAACTTCTGAGCGCCAAACTAATGGGGAACGCATTCCAGCGACAACTGCTTTATTTTTATTTAACCAATATTTATTATAATATTGATCTTTTTGTAAAATTCCAGAAATTTCTTGTCCAAATAAATATTGTAATAAAGCATATGGGTCTGCAATTAGGAAACAATAAAATCCTTCAACTAATAAATTACCTATATATGAGTCTTTTATTTTACGATTCAAACTATTTATAATATGATTTCTAACATATTCGTCATCTATTAAATTGTTGTTTAATAATATTGCTTTACTAACTGGATCATTTATTTTTTCTAAAATATTATTATCATATTCGCTACTAAATTTGCCACCAGATAAATAAAGGGAGGCATATTCTTTTGTATTGTTTATGATATTTTCAAAATGTTGTATGGTATTATCACACAATGACTCAATTTGTTTTTGGTTTAAGTTCAATGCTTGTAAAAATTGATAATTTAAAAAAGTGTGAGAATTTTCTTTTTTAGGAGAATATCTTGTCACTCCCCATCCAATATTATTCTTTTTGCATTTTGTAGAATAATCATTCACAGAATCAAAAGCATTCCATAATTTGAATTGAGACTCAGTAAGTACGATATCCATATCCCTAATGTTTACATCATTCCCATAAATATCTTTAATTATATGGACACCTATTTCATCTGAATAATCAAGAAAATCCATAACTACTAAAAGACCTTTAATAAAATTTGATCTAATAATAAAACAAGATGGTATGTAATCAATTTCTAAATCATCTGCCCAAACTTTCGCCATCCTTGGTGAAATTAAACCTTGCCCATCAAATAAATTAAATTCTAATTCTTTTTCCACTTCTTCAATAGAATCATCTTGTCCATCAATTTCCTGTACCCATTCAACTTTTTCAGTTCTTTTTACAATACAATCTGGTATTACGCAAAAATATGGAGTTGTTACTGGCAACGCGGTACTTGATGCTAAAGCAAAATATGCGTTGAATTTGGCTGGCGTTATTTCGATATCTTTTCTATCATTATTCAAAATTGATTTTAGTTGTTGTTCACATTCTGAATCTATGAATAAAACATTATTTCGTCTGGCTTGTCCAGCGCTACACATTAAGCGTACATACTTTTTGTTATTTATAAATAATCCATTTTTTACAATATTCTCATAATGCTTGACATTTTTGACAATTAGTGATATAATCTCTGGCACAAATAATATCTTATCAATTTTATTTTCGATATCATATAAAGAAATTAATCCCCTTTTATCTTCTTGTGTTTTCCATTTTTTCTTTTCTAATAATAAATTATTCAATTCTTCTTCTATATTATTCTGACCTTTTATCA